ATGGAAACTTGGAAAACGAATTTAGACGAGACAAAGAAACGATATATAGATTGGTGGAACCATAAAGGAATCATACTGAACATGTGGGAGCACTTTCAGGAAGGTGTGAAACCTCATGCGGATATCCCTGCACCCTCCCCGGCAAAAGACCTGAATCAGAAATGGTTCGATCCGCAATGGCGTGCAGAATACCTGGACTGGTACGTGGCACACAGCAGTCTGAAAGCAGATATCCTGCCGATAGCCAATACCCAGTTAGGCCCCGGTTCATTGGCAGCCATCTTGGGCGGCGTGTTCGAAGGAGGGGAAGATACCATTTGGATTCATCTATAAGCCGCAAAACAAAATGTTCTACTTTTGCAAAACATTTTGTTCCAAAATCACACTTGTTAACACAATTCAAAATGTGATTTAAATCCGATTTAAATGTAGTTTTAATAAAAATAACCGGCAATTAATGCCGGTTATTTAAATACAAAAAAAGAACGACCGCTAGCGAAAAGCACAGCAGCCGTTCAAGCGCTAAGACTATTTTCCAGATTCCACATATATCCCTACCAAGGCAGAGAGATCATGCGCCAAGGCCTGTCCACTACCTCTTATACAGAAGTAGGTGATACCATCCTGTATGTAATACTTGTCCTTGTAAATCTCCATCGGAGGAGCATAGGGAATCGGATCATCCGAAGTTCCCTCATGTGTCTCCACCACCCTCTCGTATAATGCCATCGTGGCAATACCGGGATATTGGTTCTCAAGAACCACTGGGATATTCTGCCGCACCTTATACAAGTCGTCTATATATTGCACCTTCATCCCGGCCGGTAAAGAACTGCCGATGTATGTATTCCACTGAGGATACATACTTCGGACTTTCAGCGACTCATTGTCACTGAGATTGTAAGTCTGCATCAAGCCTCTCGTAACCGTCACCAGATTCTGTACCGCAGCCACATGCGCAAAATCCGAATTACATCCCGAAGAACCGTTCCATGACCATTCCTCCGACTTCATCACCTCATCAAATTCCTCCGTACCTGCTGTGTATACAGGCACGCCGGACAAATCCATATTCCGTACAAGTTCATAATGCAAGAGAACCATGCCTCCATCCCGGCTTGTCCTCATGGATGGTATGCCGAGCAACCCGTGCGCGGACATCCATTCAAGTGTTACCATTACGTATCTCATTTCATTAAATTTAATTTAATCCATTCATATTCTTTCTCTGTCAGATTCCGGTTGAACATCATCATCTGCCGTAGTCCGACCAACGAAAATTCTTTGGAATACACGTTTGCACCGACACTTAATTTGCTGGAGAGATGCCTGGGCGAATAATCAATCCTATATATGTTCCCCTCCACGCCCAGCGTATTTCCCGCACCGGTGGTCAGCATATTTCCGGATGTACGCTGAAAATATGTCCTTACTATCTCCACGTCAAAAAAAGTTTGGAACTTCGATGCGCCATCCGTCATATCCATCATCTCCATCAGAACTGTGCCCACATCCGCATCAAAGGCGGCTGCCGTTCTCAACCTGTCATCTACACCGTCAAAAAACAGATATTCAGGATGCGCCGGAAGCACCTCTAGCGTCACGTCACAATCCGATACGGTCTTGTTAAATTTGAAACCTGTAAAAACGTTGAAGGATCTCGGCAACGTATAATCCCCGTCCGCCTCAATGATATACGACGAACCGGTATCCTTGTTATCCTTGTAATAGCTATAGATCAGGTTCAGACCTCCGGCAAGTCCGGACACCTTAACGACGTATGGCAATACATTTGTCAAGGATTTGATAAAGGGAGAAACCTTATAAATACTGGTTACATGAATACGGTGTTCGTCAAATGTCGCTGCTACGATATCTTCCGGATACATATATCCTGACATATAATTTGTAGCGTATCCATTAAGACCGCTCAATCCCGAAAATGAAAAATTGTACAGCGTGCCATCCATCCCGTTCCCGCTGAAATCAACGAGAAGAGGACTGGCGGCCAAAGACCCGTTGGTAGCCTTCTGTCTGGGGATGCTGTACCAGAGTATGAGCGACTTCCGGAACCAGTCCGGAAGTTCCGGCACGGCAGACAACGCCGCCCGTATCAACAGCCTTCTTCTAAATATCCCCATCACACACCTCCCATCACCGCTATTCTGTTGACAATTGAGACCTGATAGGTCCTGCCGGATACGGGAGTATTCTCCCCGATCCATCTCACATCTTCGGGAAGCGTCAGGACTGTGGCGGAAGCGCCGCTGGTGAACTCGAACATATATTCGTCCATTAATTTATCATCTTCATCGGGAAGAGACAGCGAGAGATTGATTACCTCATCCCATATATGGAACACATTCGGAGTAAGAGTGAAGGTAGTGTCGGATGTGCCGTGCCGTTGGACGGCCACACGGTTTGCCTTCTCTGCAAGATCCTTTTTGTCAGCGTAATCTCCTGAGGGCTGTAGCCCCAATGTCTCAGGATCCATATTTCCCGAGAGCGTCACATTATTAATCTTCGGCTTGTCCGTAAGATCGTCATAACTGGACACACCGCCGGAAGACGGACGAAAATCAACAAAAACCTGCTGGTCTATATTATACGCATCGCTCCCCTCATAGACATAGGGAGTGACATTCGACCGGTCATTGGATTCTACAATGGAAAACTGGGCGTTCTCCCTGGAACGGATATTCCGCCCGTCCTTCATCCCGGAAATCTCAATTCCGTAACTGCCGGAACGGATCTGATCCCCGTCCACGGAAACCATCAGCATGTTGTCACCATTCCGCGTATATGGCTGCTCTCTTTTCACGTTGAGATAATCCACAAAATACACCTTCAAATCCTCGGCCTCCGATACGGGGAAAGGTTCGACAACCATCTCCCCGTCACGCAGCACCTTCTTAAACAGGGGGATGCCGAGGACAAAGTCATTCCCCCTCACAATAGCGGGTTTCTTATTCATATCCATATCATATGTCTGTTACAGGAGCGAAACGCATGAGCTCATGCGCCATCATCGCCCCAAGTTTATAATATCCATCATCGTTAAAGTGCACAGAATCGTTCTCATTCCAGTACAGCGAAGCCGTATGGTCATTCATCCCCGCCTCCCAGTATGTGTTTACCACGGGGAGATTCCAGAGACGTCCGATCTGAAGGACCGCGGAGGCATACCCCTCAAGCCGCTCCCGCTGTGTCCTGTCCGAGGACAGGGAATGGTTGTAAGGGGGCGTGCAGAGCACAATCCTCACATGCCTCCTGGCCGTAACCTGTGTTATTCCCGTAAAACTGTCATTCTCCAAGATCCTATACTTGTGGAGTATCTTCAGAAGGACCACATTGTATGCGCCGGCATAAGTGTCCGTGTCCAGATTGTCAAACCCGATCTCACCTACAGGGGAGTTCTGGGACACATCATTCGTGCCGCCCATTATGACGATAAAGTCCGCAAGGGGATTGAGGGCGTTGATATGACTGTCATTCCAGAAGGCATTGGCACGGGCACCGGAAACAGTGGTGCCGCCGATCCCATGTATGTCCACCGAGCATCCGAGCAGTTTGGATATGGCCTTCTGGTATCGGCGTGCCTCGGTAAGACTGTCACCGAGAGTGTCGATGATACGGCCTGAGAAAGGCCCCGATATCCGGTAGTAGGGAAGGCCGCGTATATACAGTTTCTCCGGAGTTTCTGATTCGGATTCCTCATACGGCATGATATCCGCGGAACTGGAATCCATGACCAGCTGAAGGGTGTCCGCTATCTCCTTCATGGACAGATCCACCTTGACGGACGCGCTCTCGTTGCTGTAATAACATGCCCGGATATAACGTGTTCCGGAAGCGAGCGCGACACTATTGTATGCGTTGGTGGAGTTCAGCCATTTCCTATTCTCGTCATACATGCAGCACAGAGTCCACAGGTAAGTGGAGGACAACATTTGCCCGTCATGTTTCCCCGGACCGAGATCAATGTATCCGGTGGTTATCGCACCGGCAAGAGGACCGGTCACACCCACCCAGCCCAGCTGGACGTCAAATTCGGCCTGTGACTTGTCAAACAGGTTGCCGGTATGCACCGGGACAAAACCGCCGATATTGTCCAACAGGCTCTCCTTACGGTAAGTGACCTTCACCGGAGTACGGTACAGCCCGGCTGTCCGTTGATAGGTTACAGCCAGATGAGTTGCACCTGAGGGTGCCTCAAGCACTTCATCCACCGAATTGGACACACTTGCATTATGACCGGACAATATGGTATCCTTCCCCGGAACGGCACCGCTCAGGAAGGCGTACAGGTACGCGTTCTGGAGATACGCCCGCGTGACCACCCTGTAGCTGTCCCCGCCCGAAATCGGGAATACGATGATATCATTCCCGTTGACCGGGGAAAGGGTCTTGCTGCTATATACAAGATATTGGTCGCTGTATGTGGCCAACGCTTCCAGCGGTTCACCATCCACAGGCGTATACTTTATACCGAGCGTGTCATACGCCTCTCCGGCGGTTTCAGCTGTCTGCTCAAGCAGCGGGACAACCTCATTGCCAACCCTGTCCGCCACTGCATTCACATCCTTTCTCAGTCCGCCGATCCCGAAAGCCCGCCGCCGGACTGAGCACCGGTTGTCCGCCGTCCGCAGAAGCACAAGCAGCACAGCCCCCGAAGGAACGTCCAGCGTTGCATCAACCACGCCACCGCCATACACCTTGCCGCCGAGCAGGACAAGGGAGGACGGGGAAGGATCGGTTGAGGAATAAAATGCATAAAGACGGTAATCACCGCTGGAAATTCTTGTATATGCGACAACCTGCCGTTCTCCTTCTACCGGATAGGCTTCGACAAACATCCAGCTGCCGGAGCTGCCGCCTATGCCTCCTTCATCGGTAATGACACCCTCACGGACCCATGAAGCCTGTATGGATTCTCCTGTGTCCTCCAGCGCCGATGTAAGGGAGGACACATCCCCGTCATGTTTTTTTTCAAGGGCAGTCAGATCATTACGTAACCCGGAGATGCCGAACACCCGGGTATGCACGCCGCTGGACTTGTCGGACGTGCGGGAGAGTGCCAGCATGACAGCACCTTGCGGCACCTCCAGCACCTTGCCGGTGAGTCCGCCACCGCCATACACCTTGCCGCCGAGCAGGACAAGGGAGGACGGGGAAGGATCGGTTGAGGAGTAAAAGGCATAAAGATATCTGTCACCGCTGGATATACGGGTGTCCGCAACCACCTCACCGTAGGATGACACATCATAATAGTCTACCATGGACCAATGACCGGAAGCACCGCTGACACTGCCGTCACTCTCTATCACGCCTTCAGCGGACGAGAGCATGGGAACTGTTTCACCGGTATCCTCCAATGCGGAGGAAAGCTCGTCAAGACGGGCATCATGCACTTTATCCTTATCCGTGGAACGGGCCACCTCCGCGGACAGGCCGTCCGCCACGGAATCCACCCTTTCCAGCAGGGAAGGCAAATTCCCACTCCGCTCGTCTACCCGGCTGACGGACGGGGCCCATCCGAAGGAGGACACGTAGGGAATGGCCAAAAAAGAAGCACCGGCGGGAGCCACCACATATCCGTCCACGGAGCTGGGAGGAATCGTCCTGCCGGAAACGATGGTGGCAGGACCGATATCCTCTGAGCTGACAAATGCGTACAGATAGGCATTGGTCAGATAGACTGTGGCCTTGACCTTGTATACGGAGCCGGAGGATACAGGATATAGGTAAATATCAGTGGTACCGTCCACAAGGGTCTTGCTGGATGCCATTATGTATTTTTTTTCAATCGTAACGGATTTGTCCACGGATGTGAGAACCTTGGAGCCGACAGCAAGACCATTGTCCGCCACAATGGACAAGGCGGCCTCCAACTCATCCGAAGTGGCGTACCCGTCCATACTTACGGAAGGGGTTGAAGGTACGACACCCGTATCGGTCCAGATGCCGTCTTTATCGCATCCATATACCGTACCGGGATACGGATCACCCACCCATGCGGTAAATCCGGCTGAAGGTACGGGATATCTGGAGAAAAGCAGGGATTCACTGCGGAACCACCCCTTGAACTTTCCGGTCGAGGAAAGCGCCTTGTCCACCTCGGAAGCAAGCTTGCGGTTGTTCAGATTGATGAGATTGGAGGCATCGCCCCAGGTGCCTGTATTAGGTATTGTATTCAGTTCCATATTACTTCTTCACTTTTAATATTCCGTTTGTCACCACTCCTTCAACCGTTTCATATTCCACATATACCTGTCCGGAACTAACATTATCCCTGCTAGGCCAGTTGCTGCATTCAATATTGGCCACATATCTGGACACGCTTGCCCCATTGTATACTGGTTTCATTCCGACTAACAGCGTCTCACCCTTAGATCCATAAAACGAAACATTATTGGGATTAAGAATAATATCCGTATTGTCCACATGATTCTGTATTCTGATGCGTTCCGGATATACAGTCGTTTCTTGTATTAACTGGTCTCCTGCATATTTCCGCAGAATCAAATCACCATATTCCCATCCGTCCGATGACGTATCAAATCTCATAACCAATGTGGCGTGTCCTTCAGTCGTGTACATTTCAAGAGTGTTTTTCTCCGGATCAATGACAATACGTTTTCCCTCAACGGACGTTTCAAGCCTTCCCCTGAAAAAACCTCCGAGCCCATGGATGTACCCACGCAGCGCCACATCGTTCAGGATCGCGCGCCCTCCGTGGGTAACTACAAAATTGGCCATCTTTTTCAACTCATCCTCAGACGGGACATATCCGGGATCATCCTTATACTTCATGACTGTACGTATAGCCTTCTCCAGATTTCCTCCCGAAAAAAAGGACACATCATCCCCATCGTTGTACGTTCCGCTGATACCTGCTGTAACTTCCCGCATCCTGCCATCCTTATAATTACCAAGCAATATGGCGCCGGCCAGAATAAGACCGCCAAGTATATCCACCGAACCGTCCTTTATATAATCCGTCAGATACTTGAGTGCAAGGAAGGTGGAATAGAAATCATCACGGTCAAGAGGATTCGGGGCCCAGTCCGTGGCGATAGTACCCCGCTCAAGCTGTATATCACACAAGGTGCACGCGCCAGCCAATGCAAGGGATTTGGCACCGTTGAATGTGAATTTGAACACAAATTTCTGATAGGATGATGTCAGGGGTTGCCGAGTATTCCACCCACCACATGTCACAGTGACATTCTCTCCCTTCGCCTTAAAGGACACAACATAATTCTCGCCTGGAATCAGGGCGTTCACAACTTGGGATATGCTGCCTATGGTCACGGAATAACCTGAAACGGCAGAAGTATCCTTGATTACAGAGGCTCCTGAATTGCTCCAATAGTTGAGTTTGTCAGAATACACCTCACTGCTATCCGACAATTCCGTGTTAAAATTCAAATCTGCCGGACTATAATTCCCGGTAAACCCGGAATTGCGCAACAGATTGACCGAGCCGACAGCCGCATTGTCTATCGCATCCTGAGCCTTTTGGGCCAAATCGGCAGCCGCCTGTATCTCATCCGGAAGACCTTCCATATTACGCCATCCAGTGGAACCTTGTTCGATATGAAACATACCCTTGATATCAACACCGCCTTTCTGGCTATAACGGATGTAAGTGCTCTCATCCTTGGCACCGATATAGGCATCACCATACACATTGATATAAGCGTGTCCGGTGGACTTGTCAAAGCCCAGCCCGATGACTTCTTTCCCGGCAAGAGAGAAAGAGTTGATGCCTTGATAAAAAATAATGGAAGGCGAAGTTTCATTAACAGACGAAAGGATTATAGCTGCCTGACGGGTGATATCCGTCAAATGCCCAAGCCCGATGATATCATCACCGGCAGCCGGAACATCACTGTCCTTGTCAGCATTGGTTTTGCTCAAGTCAATATAGTCAGATCCTACACCTGTCACCTCACGCCAATAGTAGCGGTTGGATACATTGTGGGATGTCCCTTCTTTAATGTTAAATTCTTGGGCTAATGCTAATGTACCTACTGTAAATTCGTTATTGATTGTCACTCCATCAACTTCTGACAAAAAGAAACAACGGTAGCTCTCATCAAGTTCCTCCACACGGACACACTTCAATCCGGCCGGAGATATGATCTGTTCACCACCAACATGCGTCTTCTTCTTTACTTCAAGCTCGTCAAAGACAGCCTTAATTTTTACATAAAGCCGGTCAACAACGGCTTGAGAGGTACCATCTTCCAATACAGTAATTCCACTACCATTCTTACCTATAAGTAAACCCTTCAAAAAAGTGATCAGCTCATTGGCGGCGTCAGGATTTCTTTTGCTGATAAATTCATTACGTGATCTCAGGGAGGAGAAGGCGGTATAGTCACTGGGGGATTCCGTATCTCCCATTTTCAGAAGTCGAATAAACGTCTGCGCCATCTCCTGCGCCAGCGTGTATTCCAGATTGTTCAACGTCGAGTCCACGGATGACTTCCATGAGGTGCTGACCGCCGACGAGCAGTCAATGGAAGCCTCGGAAAGATTGCCCAGCTTCCTCTCTATCCTTGTGATGCGGGTGTCAAGATACCCGGTCTCGAAATACTGCGCGTCCTCCAGTCTCACCCTTTGCCCGAGCGATAACGGCACACTGTTTTTATCCACATGGATGTAATCCGTGTCGCCGGAATAGATGGATATGTCCTTGCTGTATTCTGTCAGGAAGCTGTCAACCGCCTGCTTGTACTGTTCTTCCGCTATCGGGTAATACGCATCCGGCATGCGGATGTTCGTCAGGATATACGTGTCACCGACGTTCGGTATGATGTTGCCTCCCGGTATTTGGGTGTTCTCGTCCGGGTAGGTGTTGATGATCTCGAACTCCTGTGTGTCGTTATGCCAGTTGCACTCGAACTCCCTTCCGGACAGGTTGCCGCTTTCGAAGGTGATGTGTATCACCTCACCGCCAATCATGTATTCATCCGGATTGAAGGGCAGATCCTTGTCCTTGACATAATAGACGGTGTATTTCTCCCCGTCCGTATTGGTCTGCTCCTCGGACCTTACCGAGGATACCGTACCCAGACGGTGCGGGAATATACCCTGAAAGGCCGCCTCCTCGCGATGCTCCTTCAGTCCCAATTGAGTGTTCAGGTCGATATACTTGTCCCGTGACGGCAGTTGTAGATGGGTGTAGCCGTATTTTGACGGGTCAATATTTTTGGTTGAGCCTACAGGGATCAGCCGTGTGAACCATTTGATCGAATTGGAGTTCTCATTCTGGGTCAGCCCCGTCTTCAATCCCTTCATATAGCCGAGCGTGACCCGTTCGCCGTGTTCGCATTTCCCTATGTTTAGGTATTCCCCGTCCAGCCACCACTCGGTTTCCCAGGCGCCGGCTATCTCGCCTGCCGCATCCCAGCAGAACAGGCCGTTGAAGTTGATGGTCTTCCGGTCGCCGGTGACGGCCTGGCCTGCACGCCACGTCACACCGTCGGTGTTGCGGTTCATGTTCGCCACCAGCTTTTCCAGCATTTCCATCGGCGTGCCGTCGTAGGCGAAGACGGACTCAAGGTCGTCCTCCCCCTGGTTCAGACGGCAGAACAACAGGTCCTGCATGTCGTGCTCGCGGCCGTAGAAGCTGATATTGTAGGTGTATTTCTGTGTGTCGGTCTTTTTCGGCCGGTACTCCTTCTTTATGGAGAACCGCTTTCCCGATATCTCCACATAGTCGCCGACCGACAGGACGAAGAACTCCCAGGTGGTGAAGTTCACCGTCACCACGAATTCCGCCCCCACCTCCTCGGTCCACCGGGACGATGAATCGGGACTGACCTTTCTTTTCAGGGCTCCCTGCCTGTCGTAGATTTCAAGTTCCATTTACAATGTCTTTAAATCGTTTTTAATCACTGTTTGAAAAAGGTTTCGGCTCGCGCAGCGTGACCGTGAATCCGGCTATCTGCTGGCCGGTATTCCTGATTGTCGTGAACTGGCTGTACCGGGTATATTCCTTCAGGTAGACCTTCATCACCCGGCCTATCTCAGGAACCTCCAGCGTCAGCCATCCCGACTTCAGCAAGGCAAGCACGGCGTTGTAGTTCTCGAACCACCCGGCCCGTGTATCCGCAACCACCGCCATCTTCAGCGTGATGTCCCTCGCCTCGTAACGGGGAAGCAATGTTTCGGGCAGCTCCTCGCCGTCAAGCTCCCGGTAGCTGACGGATGTGTACTCCTTCATCTTCGGCGGCTTCATCAGCGAGTCGTAATTGGTATGGTCCCCCGCATTCTCCTCGTACAGGAAACATCCCAGGGACGCCATGTCCGTCCCGTTTATCTTCAGCAGTCCTTCCTCCACTTCCATAGTCCTATGTTTTCAGTTTCACACCGCGCCGGAGCTCCGCGATGTTCTCGTTTATCGTTTCGAGGTGTCTGAGGTACTCCGAATTCCCCGCAATTTTGCCCAGGGATGTCGCCATCCCTTCGAGATGCCTCGTAAGGTTGTTGTCAATGCTGATGACACGGTCAAGGGCCGCGTTGCCGATCCCCTCCAGCCTTCCGGCCGTCTCCTCGGTCATGGAGGTGACGGTTCCGGCCCGGCCGGACTGGGAGGAGCCCTCCGGCTGTTTGATATCGATCCCGGCATCCTTCAGGTAGCCTCCGACCAGGTCCATGATGTTCTGCAGCTCGGGTATGCTGTCCTGGTATTTGCCTACCAGGTCTTCCGTGCGTTCGGCCACCTTCCTCATCAGCTCCGCCTCGTCGATCTTCCCTTTGGCGTACTCCTCGTACAGGGCGGCAATGTCATCACCGAACGAGCCGACCACCTTGTCAAGCACGATGGTGCGCATCATGTCGGAAACAATGTCACGGAAGGTGTCCGAGGCATAGTCCTTGAAGCTGTCCAGCGCGTCCTTCCCGTTGTCGAACCAGTCCCACAGGCTGTCCACGAAGTTCTCCGTCAGCGGCTCGTACAGGGAGCTCACATACTCGTGCAGCTGTTCTATGTATTCGTCGTATTTTTCCCGGAGCTCTATAAGGGCCTCGAGCGTCTCCTTCGTCTGCCCGACAAGTTTGTCGCCATAGTTATCAATAAGCGATTGTGCAAGTTCCTTGTTGATCAGCCCTTCATCGTCAAACAGCTCGCCTAACCCCTGGTTCCGTGCCCAGGTGACAAGGTCCTCGGTCTTCTGTGACTTCCCGCCGATACCGGTGCCAAGGAAACCGCTGCTTTTTTTCCGCGTCTCGATACGCAGGTTGTTGATAGCCGCCGTCTGGCCTTCCTTGTAATCCCCCTGGCCCCAGATGTCCCTCCATTCGTCCCACCATGCAAGGGCGGACAAATTGCCCATCACCCAGTTGAGCGCGCCCGTCAGCCATCCGCCCCCGCTCTCGTTGCGGTATATCGCCTGTGACTCCATGGCCTTGTCCGCGTAAGCCTTGGCCACTTCGTCATGCAATGCCCTGTAATCACGGAGATTCTTGAGGTTGTCGGCGGAAAACCAGTTGCTCTCGGCCTGCTGCGCCTCCAGGGCGGCGATGCGGTATTCGTTCACCGCATCGGTCAGGGCGTTTATCTCCTTGATCTTCTCGGCGTAGGCCTCGTATTGCCTGAAGGCCCGGTTGTTCCCAAGCTCGCTTATCTTCTGGAACAGCTGTATCGCGGCGGATATGATGGTCAGGATGACCGACGCCTTCTCCACCGCCGAGATGGCATTCGCTCCGGTCTGCGCCACTTTGCCCAACCCGTCGATGGTGGTGAGGGTGAACAGGGCGATATCTCCCATCAGGGTGACGATCTCCCCGGCCTGCCCTCCGATGGCGCCGCCCAGTTCTTCGACGGCACGCGCCAGCTCCCCGACGATGTCCGCCGCTTCCTTTTCGGCTTTCTCCACCCGGGAGGAGGACCTGGCCACCTTGTCCTGCGCCTTGTTGTACTTCTCCATCGCGGCGGCGGCCGTCAGATAGGTTTCCTCCATCTTCCCGGTCCTGTCATTGTATCTCACTCCCGTGGACACCCGTCCTCCGGCATTCACGGTCTCGAGGTTCCGCCGGGCCTCGGCAAGCTCGCGTTCGGCTTCGGCGAGCTCGCTCTTCCTGTCGGTAAGCGCCTGGAACGGGTTCCGGCTGTCCAGCTCGTCCATGATCTCCCGGATGGTCGTGGTATATTCCCGCAGTTCATCGGGGGAGAGCACCTGTGCGGCGGCCTGTTTGGCCTTCTCGAACTGTTCCAGCAGGGAGTTCAGGGTGCCTGTGGAAGTTTCCCTCAGGTTCTCGAAGGCGCGTATGTAATCGGGTGATTCCGTCAGCTGCTTGTAGTCCAGCTTGATGAGCTCCTTCCCCTTGTCCTTGGTCGCACGCGCGATCTGCAGGTCCAGGGATTCCGCTCCGGCGGCATCCCCTTCCGCTTCGGCCTTGCGGCGCTCCTCATAAAGCTGTCCGATCTTATGGTTGTATTCCTTGTCCAGGGCGGCCCGCTTCTCCTGGTAGGTGCCGTATTCCTTGTAATATTCCACCCATTCTCTCAGGTTCCTGTCGCGGAACTCCTTCTCGATGTCGTAGGATTCCTTCAGGTATCCCATGGTAGCCAGCGCCCGTTGCTGGGACGCGTTGTCCTTCACGGCCTGCCTTTCCTCGGGCGTGGACTTCACACCCCGTTTCTTTTCGGCCTCGTCCATTTTCTTGAGGGTGTCACGCTCTTCCTTGTCGATCTGTGCGAGCGACTCGTCAAGCTCCTGCCTTGCAAGGGCCTGGCGTTTCCTTACACCTTCCTGCATGACCGATATGCGTGCCGCCTCAAGTTTCTGCTGTGCCCTGATACGGGCGTCGGCGAGCTCGTCCTGATAATCCCGGGCCGGTTTGCCCGTATCCTTGGTTTCCTTTTCTCCTCCGCCTCCTGTGATGTAATCGGTCACATTGACGGACTTGGCGGCGGATTCTATGTTTTTTTGTATGTCGGCGCGTTTTTTTGCATTCTTCTCAAGTTCCGCCGTCCGGCGCTCGAATTCGGCAATCAGTTTGCCGTCTTCCGTAGAGTCATAATACATCCCCAATCCCCATTTCACAAGATTGGATCCCTGGCGTGCAGTATTTTCACGAACCCATTTGTTATATTCAGCCTGCCGCTTCTTCGCTTCCCTATATTCCTCCCTGTTACGGTTGGTCCAGTTGGTGTCCGCATTCATGGCACGTTGGAGCTGCCAGTCCTGTTTGGTATAGTCCGCTATGATATCCTCGCTGGCTTTCGCCTGCCCGGCACGGATAAGGGCCTGTGTCAGACTGTCATAGGCTGATGCGGCGTTACCCGCCAGGATCGCCTCGTTGGTGAGATTGGCGAAATACCGGGGATAGATCTTCTGCAGCTCGTCCGCAGCCTTGTTCCGTTCCCTTTCGCTACGGGTCACATCCTGTGTGGCGGAATACAGGATTCTCAGCCGGGAGATCTCATCTGCTTTGGAGGACACTGCTTTTCTTGATGCAGCGTTCAGGTCTTCCGCAGCTTTCTGTGCGGCTGTCAGCTCCTTGTTGGCCTTGCCAATATTTTTCACCCATTCCCATAGGTCCTTTCCGTACACTATTCCGAGCGATATGGCCGCGACAAGCGCTGTCTGCCATGAGAATAATGAGCCGGCAAGCTGCTTCCACACCGGCACGCCTTTCTGCCCGGAGCGCATCAGCAACTCGTTCTGCTGACGCACGTCCCTGATGGCGTCCGTCAACATCGGAAGATTGTTGGAAATAGCAAGAATGAACATCTGCGGCCCCATGGCAAGGGAGGGTAGCTCACGCGCAACCTGCTGGAACTGCAGCCGCAAATTATTCGTTTTCTTTGTGATATCCTCCATGCTTGCGGTAACCTGTTGTCCGGCTACGGGAGTGGAGTTCGTCTTTCTTTTGACAGCCTCCAGGTCCTGCAATTCCGTCTTCAACTGTCTGACAACTCCCTGCAGTGCCTGGATATCCGCCATCTGGGCATCGGTATTCGTACCTGCGGCCATGGCCTGCTTGAACCGTTCCTGCAGGGTCGCAAGCTCCTGCTCCAGCTGTGCGATGACAAGTTTGGCAAATTGGCTCATATTGCCCAGGTTGCCCTCCACCGAGCGCAATCCCTTCAGTGTCTTGTCGTCAAGCAGTATCTCCAGTCTTACAGGTTCCATTTTTACCCTCCAAGTTTTGTTTGAAAATATTCAGTGGTGAATTTGTCCGGCCTACGTTTGCGCTCCCTTTCCAGGAGCTCCTCCTTGGTCACATACCGGCTGACATCCGTGTTCATCAGCATCAGCTCGGCGTAGCTGATCTTCCACAGGATGTGCCGTTTCGACCTGCCGAACCGTTCCATCGCCTGCGCGATGATTCCGAAAACGCTATGGGGGCCTTCCTGCCGGCCCGTTAACCCGTTTTCCTTTCCCGGCTTCCTATCGGCTCCAGCAGCCCCGCCGTCCTGGACGCCAACGGAATAGTATTGCAAAAAGGCTGTATGTCCATGCCCCTGAGCAGCTCGATGAGGGCGGCGGAGAGCATCGCCGGATGCACCCTCCATCTGAGATACCATGCCACAGGGCCGGAGAACAGCATCCCCGAGAGCCATCCGGTGCATACGGCCAGCGCGACCATCCGGCTGACCGCCTTTCCCTTCTCCGCCACGAACCGCATCCTTTCTTCATAGTCCATCGCCCTGATATCCTCCGGGGTGACGCCGAGCTCCAGGTACCGCCTTGCTATGCGGATGACCGCCCCGGCGGGCGGACGGCGCATGACAAGGAAGGATTTCCCGGGGCATTTTTTAAAGGGTCTGAGCGGCATCACCGGAATGCGGATGCCGATGTCAAGCAGCATGTCTGCCGCCCGACTTCGTGTGTCCTTCCCTTCCGTCATGACTCGGGATATTCCGGTACACTGTCACCCGGGGCGAAGATCTTGTAGGGAGGCTTCTCCCCGGCATCCTGCATCTCCAGCTCGCACTCGATGCCCAGCACATTGCTGAAGTTGATCCCGTTGGCGAAATTGCATGTGAGCACCCCGTTATAGATACGGATCGTGTGTTCTGTCACGGTCTCGATGTCGAACACGCCCTGCACGTCCTTGTCCTCCGTCGGGGGCACATAGACCCCGGTGCTTTCCTTCGTCCCGCCCATCACCTGTATCATGTTGTCCGCGGACAGCTCGATGAGCGTGAACGTCCATGTCTTGGTTCCCGGTGTGGATTTGAGCACCGCGAACGGCGCGTTGCGTTTCTGCGCCGCCCAGATGCGGGTCTTGGAAGGCGAGTCGCCTCCGGGCTGCAGCCCGTCCTCGGATATCAGTCCGAGAGCCTTCCCGTTATACTTGAGAGCTTTCACGCCATAGATGGCGCCGGTATTCTTTTCTGGCATAATGATTCATGTTTTAATTGTTCCTTGATTTGTCTTTAAACCGCCGGAGTCCCCAGAAGAGAAGCAGGAGGACAAAACAGCACAACACCTTCGTCCTTGTCCGGTCCCAAAAAGAGGGAACCGGCTGTTTTTCCCCGGCCGTAGCCTCCTCTGACTCCAACCTCATATCCGAGGTCTCCCTTACGGTGATCTCCGGCCGGGCATGTGAGACGGCCGTGACGTTCACGCCGCCTTCCCCGTCCGACTCCACCCTCAGGTCCAGCCCCTCATGCTGCTCCGTCACGCCCATGCCGGCCGGAAGGCCGCCTATCGTCCGGAGGAGCCCGGGTTTCAGTGCCAGGCTCGTCAGAGTCGTCGGGGCCTTGCCGAAGATTATTTCCCCGGTTACGCTCCTCTGAAGAGAGCCCGAGCGGACGGCTGTTCGGCTCTCCCTGTTTGCTGCGCATCCAGACAACAGCAGGACAGCGGTCAGCATACTTGCACTGGTAACATTTACGCAGCGCCTGTTCCAGAACGATAATTTTCTCATTGACTTTTCGTATTTGGTCGCTTAAATGTAAAGTCGTCTCGGAGAGGTCGTCATACAACTGCTTGTATGTGCCCTCGTTCTCCTTGACCGCACGGACCTTGACGAGCCTGCGGTCACGCCACCAGCCTATTGCCATGGCTATGCACCCCGTGGGGGCGAGCCACTGCTGGAGAAGTTCGAATACAGTGCCCCAGTCCATACGCATGTCATTTTTCAGATTATCTCCCAGCCGGCCTCTATGTCCGCCATGACGGCGGGCACGCCGTTTTCCACCCGGCTCATCGCGGCGGCCAGACGGCACATCGTCCCCTTGTCATCCACGTCCGGCTCATAGGTAGTGGGAACCTGGAGCTCGCCGCATACACTTGAAAGGTAGGCACGGGTGTCGTTCTCCGTGGACGGGGCGTAACGCCCGATCATAAGGGAGAGGGTCCTCAAACCGTGTTTCTTCCGGTAGTTCCTCAAGGTGATGAGCATGGCACGGTAGCCGTATCTCATGTCGGTGAACTGGAAGAACTCCTTGTCCGTCTGCACCGGGCGGAGACCCTTCCACCTGTCACCTGACAGGCGGAGGTTTCCGGGGTTATTGTTTCGTAGTCCTCTTGGTGTCGCCATAATCAAACCTCCAGACTTTCTGCAGACGCACTGACAGCAGCCTTGCTTTCCTGTCCGGCAAGATCGCTTGAAAGTGTTATTTCCTTCACATCCCCCTCAAACCATGACTTTCCGTCATAATAGAGGGATACAGTCTTGCCTGGCGCGACTTCCGTACCCTGCACGGTCGCTTTATGCTCAGCCGATTTGTTGGACACGGACAGGCGCGCTCCCGCATGTACCGCGGCCGCCTCAATGGTATAGGTCTGGTCTGACGCGGGAGTCAGCTCGATGGCGTCATCCTGCGATTTCATTGTGATCGTGGTGTTGGACGTTGTGATGACATTCCCCTCACGCGCGTCCAGCATGACCACCTCCTCACCGAACGCCGTGTTCGTGTCCGCGGTCATGAGCATCTTGAAGAAGTAACGTTCTCCGGCATTGGTCAGCTTGTCGATCTGGATCACGTTGAAGTCGTTCTGCAGGTTGACCGCTCCCCAGAAGTTGGACTGTTCGGTCGGTGTAGCCACTGTTCCGATGATCAAGCCGTCCGGCCATGAGGATACGGTCTTGATCGTAGTTCCCTTGAAACGCATGGCGCTGGTATCAGTCCAGTTCACGCCCTTTCCCTCGCGCAGGATAAGCTCGTCGTCATACCGGTCGGCATCGTCAACGGACATGATATACACAAAATTGGGATTGTTGCGGAGAACCTGGGGAGTTGCCTTGCGCACGCGCATCAGACGTTCAATCATGGTGTCGTCTTTCGGGGAGTTCACACGGATTACCTCAGGATCTTCATAGACACGCATCAGAATGCCGTTGAACAGGTGCTCGTCATCCTCCTCATCATCGACATAGATGCCGTTGACGAAATGGTATCCGAGTTCAAAATCCACCTGGTCGGACAAGGCTTTCAGAAGGACGTTCTGCACATTGGGGGGAAGCTCCCGGAATACCAGTTCCCCTTTGGGCTGGAACGGACGCCATATCTGCTCAAAAGAGCGGGGATTGAACGTGGTAAAGGCCATGAAGTCTTTCGGTTCAAGCACCTTTTCCGAATAAATGAAATCCCCTTTGGAGTCCTTGTCCTCAGGCTGTTCCACGCGTTTGCGCAGCATCTTGTTCGTTTTCAGCCGGGGAATGGAGTATTTCTTCGTCACATTGGGCACGAGGTTGATCAGCCCCTTCTGTACCAGTTCGTTGCCCGTGGCCGCCTTGGTGAGTATCCTGTCGAGCACCTCACCGTCATAATTCGTATTCTTGATAGTTACAGCCATAATCTTTTCATTTTTTAATTAAAACCGTTCTTTTTCCGGATTTCTTTCCAATTGTCATTCCATCCGGATTTGTCCTGTAGCGGGGTATCCGGAACATCATCCACGCTTTTTTTCTTCGCAAGCCCGTCGACAATCCTTCTCCCGTTCTCATAATCCTTCTCCAGCACCGCCTGATACGCGTCACGGTCGGATGGGGCGATACGCCCGTCCTGCATGGCGTCCTCGAGAAGATTCCTGATCTCGGCCTTTCTGGCCTCGCGCTCCTTCTCGACATATCCGTCCAGACTCGCCTTGAGCGTGTCACGTTCCTTTACCAGCGCGTCATACTGTCCCGCCTTGTTTTCAAGGGAGGAGAGCGTGCGCACTACGTCCTCATCCGTCGCACACGAGGCGAAGGATGGTCTCTTCTTCAATTCTTCATACATCATATTACCTGTATTTAATGTTTGATTGTCCAGCCGGGCTTGGAATGCGGCATAAACCTCCTGCGGTGTCCCGGCATCCACTCTCTCGCCGATATCATAGATACCGTCAATGAATCCCATCTCCCTGGCTTCCCCGGCGGTAATCCAATGGTCCTTCCCATCGAAATAGGCATCCTTTATCTCCTCACGGGTCTTCCCGGTCTTGGAAGCGTACATGTCCGCAAGCGTATCCTCCAGCGCCTCCAGCTGCTCGGCGACGGCTTTCATCTCCTCCTTGTTGCCGTAACATCCCCCGTAAGGGTTATGGAGCATCAGACGGGCGTACTGGCTCATATATACCGGTTTCCCGCACAGGGCGATGACACTGGCCATGCTTGCGGCAATACCGTCGATATAGATGGTTATATCCGCATCGCTGGCCCTGAGGGCGTTGAATATGGCCATGCCTGCATACACGCTCCCTCCCGGGGAGTTCACACGCACGTCTATGCTCCTGTACATGGAGGCGTATTCATACAGCTCGGAAACAATGTCCTTGTCGTTGATCCCGTCAAAACCGCCGATCTCCCCATACAGGAGGATGCAGGCGGTATCAGGGGAGGGTATCATGTTAAAGTATCGCTTTTTCATCGGTCGTCTTAAAATTACGGTGCAAATATGGAGAGTTTTTTTACTGCAATCAACACCCTTGGGGCATGATGCAACTTTACAACCGCATGATGACGTCATAAAACAGTGTCATAAATTCAATATATTGCAAATCAAATATTTAAATACGAATTTTGCCGTAAATAAAAAAAGATAAAAATGGCGGAACTGACTAGCAGGCAGAAAAAAGATTTTGCAAGGACTATTTACCTTAACGAAGAACTGACACACGCGGAGATTGCCGAGCGTGTGGGAGTAAAACGTCAGACTGTTTCCCGGTGGGTCGGTGAAGGCAATTGGGAACGGTACAAGGTATCCATCACCATGACACGGGAAGAACAGCTCAAGAACCTGTATCTCCAGCTTGCCGAGCTGAACAATGCCATCAACGGGAGACCCGAGGGGGAAAGATTCGCCAGCACGGCCGAATCGGACACCATAGCCAAAATAACCGGGTCCATCAAAAAGATGGAAACGGATGTGGGGCTGGCTGACATCCTTTCGGTTTTCAAGAGTTTTGTCAAGTGGCTGCGCACTTATGACATGGCACGCAGCAAGGAGATAGTCCCACTGCTGGACGCCTATGTAAAATCCAAACTGTAAGGCTATGGCAAAACTCAGACTTACCCCCCGGGACAGGGCCGAACTGGCGGAATGGAACGACCTGGTGGCATCCGTCCGGGAGAGTTCGGACATTAACCCGTCCGACTCCACCGCTGAAATAGAGGACCGTAAGAAACGGCTGGAGGCGGATAATGAAGCGTGGTTCCGTTATTATTTCGCACAGTATTACACCTGCGAGCCGGCCGGTTTCCATAAAAAAGCGACACGGCGTCTTATGGGGCACGACCGCTGGTATGAGGTCAGGGCATGGTCGCGCGAGCTGGCCAAGTCGGCACGTGCCATGATGGAGATCATCAAGCTGGCGCTTACCCGGCAGGTACGCAATGTGCTGCTTATCTCGAACTCGCAGGACAACGCCGGACGCCTGCTGCTGCCCTTCATGGCCAATATGGAGGAAAACCAGCGCATCATTCAGGATTACGGCACACAGAAAAAGCCGGGTTCCTGGGAAACAGGGGAATTCACATGCCAGTGCGGCTGTTCCTTCCGGGCTATCGGTGCCGGACAGTCGCCACGCGGTACCCGTAACAAGAATTTCCGTCCTGACTTTATCCTTATCGATGATATAGACACCGACGAGGAATGCCGGAATCCGGAACGTATCAAGGCCAAGTGGAAATGGCTTGAAGAGGCGTTGATTCCCACCATGTCCGTCTCAGGACGTTACAGGGTGCTGTTTAACGGAAACATCATTGCGGCGGACTGCTGCATCACACGTGCCATCGAAAAGGCTGCGGAACTCGGACAGAAAGGAATAGGATACGCGGACATTATCAATATCCGTGACAAGGACGGCGTCTCCTCATGGCCGGAAAAGAACTCCGAAGAGGATATAGACCTGTTCCTGTCGCTTATCAGCACCTCGTCGGCACAGAAGGAATTTTTCAACAATCCGGTCAGCGAAGGGAGCATATTCAAGAACCTTGTATTCGGGAAGGTCCCTCCTTTGAACAAATTCAGGTTCCTTGTCATTTACGGGGACCCGGCCCCGGGGGAGAGCAGGAGGAAACAGGCCAGTTTCAAGTCCGTCTGCCTGCTGGGCAAGCTCAAGGGAAAGCTGTATGTGATCAAGGCAAGGGTGTTCCGGGGTAAGAACGAGGACTTTATCGAGGCGTTCTTCGAACAGTACAAACATGTGGGAGGAAAGGCTTCCGTTTACGCCTATGTGGAGAACAACAAGCTGCAGGATCCCTTCTTCAAACAGGTTTTAAAGAAGCATCTGAACAGGCTGCGCAAGAAACACGGCATCCCGCTGAACATCATCCCCGACGAGGAACGCAAGACCGACAAGGCAACCCGTATCGAGGCCAACCTTGAGCCCATGGACCGTGACGGCAACCTCATATTCAACGAACAGGAGAAAGACTCCTCGGACATGAAGGAACTGGTTGACCAGTTCCGGATGTTCGAGCTCACCCTTCCGTATCCCGCGGACGGGCCGGACTGCGTGGAGGGAGGGAACAGGGCCATAGACAGGAAGGCGGGGAACATGGAGAAGCCGGTCATAATAGAAAGGGCGGCAATCCGCCGTTTAAACAAGTACAGGAGGTAAACGACATGTCTGAATTCATCAATCCGGATGACTACGATGCGAGCATCCACAGGGAGATCCTGGACAGCATCATCAGGGAGGACGAGTCCATAGTGGAGATATGCGAGGACCAGGCGGTGGCGCAGATGCGCTCCTACCTGTCCGCACGTTATGACTGTGACAGGATATTCTCCGCAAAGGGCAAGGAAAGGAACGCGCTCATACTCATGTTCGCCAAGGACATCACGCTCTATCATGTATGCAGCATCCACAACCCCCAGAAGTTCTCCCCCATACGCAAGGAACGTTATGACCGCGCGATGGAGTGGCTCAAGGCGGTCAGCAAGGTGGAGATCAGCATAGCCGACGCTCCCCTGCTGGACGAGGAGACGGCAAGGAACAACCTGCCCACCCAGATAAGAAGCAATCCCAAACGTGTAACACACTATTGAAATGGCAAGAAAAAAAGAAATATCCATAAGCGGCAACATGCCGCTGCCGGGCAGGAACACCCCGGGAACAGTCATCATCACCGCACCCAGGCTGTTCATGAAGGATATGGCGGACTACATGCAGGCCGTCAGGGGGGCGAACAATGTGGACTTCACACAGCGGACGAGGCTGTATGACCTCTATGAGGACATCCTTATGGACGGGCATACGGGAAGCGTCATAGAGAAGAGGAAATCGGCAGTGCAGTGCTCGCAGATCGAGTTCAGAAGGAACGGCGTTCCGGACGAGAGGATCAACACCCTGTTGCGCTCCCCCTGGTTCTACCGGTTCATCGGGGACCTGATAGACTCGGATTTCTGGGGGTTCTCCCTGTTCCAGTTCTATAAGGACGGGAGCGGATGGATGGACTACAGACTCGTTCCCAGAAAGAACTATGACCCGGTGCGGGGGCTGATAAAACACCGGCAGGAGGACACCACGGGGGAACCGCTGGAGAATTACCACACGATGCTCCTTGTCGGGGAGAAACGCTCCCTGGGAAGACTGGCAAGGATAGCCCCGTATGTCATATACAAGCGCAACGACATGGCCGACTGGGCACAGTTCTGCGAGATATTCGGAATGCCCATACGCGAGTATACCTACAGCGCCGGTGACGAGCAGGCCCGCGACCAGGCCGTGAAGGATATGGCCGAGCAGGGAGGTGCGGCGGTGTTCCTCCATCCGGAGGAGGCGCAGATGAAACTGATAGAAAGCGGCAACAAAAGCGGCAGCTCCGACCTGTACAGGACCCTGTACGACACATGCAATGACGAGATCAGCAAGATCGTGCTGGGAAACACGCTCACCACGCAGGCCTCGGAACGTGGCACGCAGGCACTGGGGACCGTACAGGAGAAGGGAGAGAAAAAACTGAACGAGGCGGACCGGATCCTGGTACTGAACACCCTGAACTATGACATGACCGATATCTTCACCGCTTTCGGGTACGACACACGGGGCGGAGAGTTCTATTATGTCAAGCCCAAGGAAACCACCGCCGAGCAGGAGATAAACATCATATCCCGGATGCGCCAGATGGGAACCCCCGTATCGGATGAATACGTGTACGAGGCTACGGGAATCCCTAAACCGGACAACTATGACCGGCTCAAGGAAGAGACGGCCTTCGGAAACGGAAAGCCGGCAGACAACGGTGCACAGGAGAAAGAACAACCCTCTCCTGAAAGGAACAAGCGGAAGGAGGACGGTATTGTAAACCGTATCAGGTCTTTTTTCGTCGCCGCCCCGCGGAAAGGGGCTTTAAAATGGTAATGGACGACCTCTACGGGGAGCACTGCCGCCGTTGTCACGGCCATGCGGATTCCCGCATGCAGGGGGCAGCCGTTTCGTTTGAGTTCACAAGGGAGCTGATGGCGAAAGTGCTGAGGGATATATTCTACCGGACGTTTGATGTAAAAACGGAAATAGACGAGGATCTGTTCCTGGCTACGGTCAGAACTTTCGGCCGTGCGGCGGAGGAAGGATTCGGTCAAAGCGACAATGACAGGCTGGAGGAAGTGTTCCTGGAGCAGATACGCGACAACCTCGATGTGTTCTCCGCTTTCCGCACCCACCGGATGCAGAACGACATTGCCTCGCAACTGCTGGACGAAAAGGGAAGCCTGAAACCTTTTTCCCGGTTCCTGGAAGACGTGCAGGCGATTATCGGCACGTACAATACGGCTTGGCTCGAAACCGAGTACGATACGGCGGTACTGCGTGCCCGCCAGGCGGCTGACTGGAAGCTGTTCGACAGGGATGCGGACATCCTTCCGAACCTGCGGTGGCTTCCCACCACCAGCGCAGACCCCGATCCCGTACATGCCCAGTTCTGGGGGATTGACCTGACTTTGCCCAAAGGACATAGGTTTTGGAAAAGCCACCGTCCCGGAGACCGGTGGAACTGCAAATGCTCGCTGGAGCAGACGGACGACAAGCCGACGCCCGGGTATGATGTGCCGTTATCGGACTATCGGCCCTCACCAGGGCTGGACAACAACCCGGAGGAGGACGGAAAGCTGTTCAGCGACACGCATCCCTATATCGCCCATGCGTATCCTTCGGCTGAAAAAACCGTAAGGGGCTTTATGGAAAGGAGAAAAAAATGAATGTGAATGACGCCGTCAGGGAACTCCGCAGAAAGGAGAAGGAAATCCGGAAGGCCTTCAGCAGGACGCTGCCCCGCAGGATCGGGGCAAAAGCGGTGAACCTTGTAAACAGGAATTTCCGCGAGGGAGGTTTTTATGACGGAGGGCTGCATCCCTGGAAGAGAACAAGGAGACAGGATTCCGCCAAGGGGGCGGCGGGCGCATACGGTCCGCTACTAAGCCGGCGTAACCGCCTGTCCCGAAGTTCGGAGTATGTGGCGGAGCCTTACAAGGTGACGATACGGAATGCCGTGGAATATGCGGGAATCCACAACTACGGGGGACGCATGACCACACATCCGAGAGTGACCGCCAAGATGCGGAAGATGGCATGGAGGATGTACTTCAAGGAAGCGGGCATCACCAGAAGGATGGGGAAAAAGGCCCGCAGGCAGAAGGCAGAGGCGGCACCGCCCGAAGCCCTGAAATGGAAGGCGATGGCCCTGACAAGGAAACAGAGGCTTGACGTTAAGGCGGACATGCCCCGGCGACAGTTCATCGGACCAAGCCGGGAGCTGCGTGAAATGACGAGAAAGGAAACGGAAAAGGAAATAACCAATATATTGTTAAAATGACATGGAAACTTTATTCAATGACATTCAGAAAAGAATAGCCGACAACATAGCATGGCTGAACAAACAGGTGGACGAGGATTACGGGCAGCTGGACATGCTCTACCGTGACGACGGGGACTCCGAAACCTATCCGATGGTATTCCCCATGGTGCTGGTTGACACGCCCGAGGTGGAATGGCAGACACTGGGAGGGGCGGGCGGATACATGCAGAAAGGAACGGTATCGGTCATTGTCAGGCTGGCTGTTGACTGCTATGATGACACGCATTACACCAGCGGCACGGCGGACAAGGCCGCCGGAAGAATGGAACGGATGAAAGAGGTGGACGCGCTTCTGCAGATGTACAAACCTGAATGCTGCCAGACACCGCTTGTGAGGAAAAGAAGCAGGTTCCACACGATGCCCAGGGGGATAAAGGTCTATGAGACACACTATGAATGTACCGTGTGGGATAATGCGGTCAGTCGGTAAAAAGGGAGAGCTGGGCGGCGGTAAGACGGGGCTTCTTTATTTTGGGGACCGGCTTGACATCGATATCCTTCAGCCTGTTGCAGTTTGAACGGATGATGGCCATGATGCGGTCCACGCTGATGAAGAACTCCTTCTCGGAAAGGATCTTCAACGCGTCGTCAAAACGAAGACGCTGGATTTCCGTCCAATAATAATAGCGGCGCAACAGTGCCTCGTTACGCTTCATGATCAGTTCCGAACTGCGACCTCTTGACATACCCTGAAAACTTGTTTTGATGATAACACCTGATACCTATGCACAAAAGTAGTGATTATTAAATAAATATGCAACAAAGGGAGGGGTAATAATAAAAAAGCCCTCAACGCTTCCGTTTAAATTACCACATAAAAACGAAGAATAGTACATAGATACTCGCACGCTGAGGGCCAAAGTCCTTGACGCGAGTATTTATGTACTATTTTTATGTGGTGCACAAAAGTAATAATAAAAATTGGAAGTTTATGTGCAAGAGCGAAATTTTCTTCAACCTGCTCGGCCTGACCGAGCGTGAAACGGAAGTGCCGAGGGAACGTATACTGGGCGACTTCAGGGACATGGAATCCACGGACGCCAGATATGTGCTTGTCAGGCTGCTCTCGGAAGCCGGCCTGTATCCCGACCAGATAGCGGGGATGACCAACCGAACGGCACGGGGGATACGGCGCCTGCTGGCGCGGAACATCACCTCGCCGATGATCGGAATATATCTGGAACAAATAAGGAAACACATCAGAACAGGACGCTCGACGGAGCGCGTGTAGTTGAGTATGTTTGCACCACGGTCGGATTAGTGACCGGAACTACAAAATACAAATACAACTATGAGTGAATCAAGAACTTTTGTGTTCCCCGAGAACGGGAACTCCGGAGGCGGCACCAACGGCATTCTGGCCATGCTTCCGGCACTTATGCAACAGCGCGGTGTGGATCCGAACATCCTGGCGCTGATGGGAAACGGCAACAGCCGTAACGGCAACGGCTGGGGTGACGACCTGTTCGCCATCCTGCTTCTGTTCATCCTGATGGGATGGGGAGGCATGGGAGGTTTCGGCGGCGCCCGTGGCGGAATGATGGGCAACGGACAGGGCGGCGTGGTCCCCTTCGTGCAGAACGACGCGAACACCGCCGTGATCATGCAGGCCGTACAACGCAACGGATACGACATCCAGAGCCTGGCTACCGCGTTGAACACCTCTTCCGATGCCGTACTGGCCGCCATAAACGGTCTTGGCATGCAGATATGCAACATCGGCAACCAGATGGGCATGAACACCAACCAGATCGTCACCGCGATCATGCAGGGCAACAACGCCATCCAGTCGCAGATCTGCCAGTGCTGCTGCCAGACAAACGAGAACATCACCAGAATGGGCTACGAGAACCAGCTGTCCGTCTGCAACCAGACAAACACCCTGGTGAACACGGCCAACCAGAACACGCTCGCATTGCGTGACGCAGGCACGGCCAACACCAACGCCATCATCAGCAAGCTGGACGCCATGCAGAACCAGGCGCTGCTTGACAAGATCGACTCGTTGCGCGAGAAGAACAGCACGCTCGTCAACCAGCTCTCGCAGGAGCACCAGAACGCGTATTTCGCACAGGTGTCCGCACAGACCATCGCGCCTGTCAACGCCGCGCTGGGTGATCTGAGCGCCCGTCTGGCGAAGATTGAGTGCAACCAGCCCGAAGTGGCCAAGGTGCCGTACAGCCCGGTTGTGGGAATCCCCACCTGTGTGGCGGCCCAATATGGTCTTGGATACGGCTTCGGTTTCGGGGCGGGTAACGGTTTCTGGGGTTGACCCGGAGAAAGGAGGTAATCATGCCATTTCCTTTTCAATTCGTTAACAGACGCGGATCGGCCGCAATAGTCACATCCGGAGTGAATGTCACCGCCGACAATGTGGTGTTCTCCTTCCCGAACCATTCATTCGTGAATGCCTGGTACAGGGGAACCATCTACATTGACCTGGCGCAGGCCGTTCCCACAGGAACAACCGGGACGCTGCCGGTCCTGTTCGAGACAAACGGGGTGACACAGGCCGTGACCAAGTACAACGGGGAAGCGCTGACGGCAGCCGACATTCCCGGTACGGGAGTGTTCGAGTTCTGGTTCGACAGGACGACAAACACCCTGCAGATAATGACCGGAGTAGTTTAAGAACACGGAGGGAGGAATCCCTCCATTTAAAGAGAAACAATTATGCCTTTCCAGAATTTAAGAGTCAACAGCCAGTTTTACATACTCCATAAGGACGGGACGCCTTATGTGGAGGTCGGTGCCATTGCGGGAGTATCCAACCCGGTCCCGGACGGGACACAGCCGGTGATGTTCGGCCAGCCGATGAAGATGGTGGTGGACATCACCGTCAAGGTCGGCGAACAGACCGTCACGTTCCAGAAGATACCAGCGGGGGCGGACATCGCCGACGCGAATTTCCCCGGAGGCGGGAACATGGTCATATCCGGGTCAAGGGAGTCGATGAACTCCGAGGTGGCGGCCATGAGGAACAGGTCCGCGGAGATACTCAGGAGCATAGACCACCACCGTGCCATAGTGGACGCCTGCGGCAAGATGATGGAGATCCTGAATCCCGAGTTTGCCGAAAGGCAGAGACAGGAGGCGGAAAACAAGGCTCTCAGGGAGGAGATATCCGAGCTGAAGGCCATGATGGCCGAACTGCTTAAACCCGCGGAAAGGCCCAGTACGAACAATCCTAAAAAACAACAAGTATGATGATGATCGAGATAGAAGACAGCAAGGTCGAGAGAATGGCCGGTTATGCCGAAAAAATGCTCAAGTATGGCGGCAAGCTCATGCAGTGCATTGAGGAACTCTCGGAAGGGAGCGGCATGGGACAGCGCGACGACGGCTACGATGACTATGACGAGTATGACGACATGGGACAACGTGGCGGTTATGGAAACCGTGGCGGATACGGCGGAGGATACGGGAACCGTTATGGCGGCGGCTCGATGGGCCAGCGCCGCGGAGTGCCCGGAACAGGACGCTATTCAAGATACCGTTAGTTTAACCCGCCGGGACGGAGGATTCCCCCGTCCCGGCTAACAAGAAGACCATGAACAGGACAAAGGAACCTCTGGACATATATGATGACCGGCCAAAGGAGATGACGGCGTATCTCCGGCATAACGGCTGGCACTTCAACAAGAAGCTGTGCGACTTCGCCGTGTCGCTCATGCGCAGGATGAACCCGGCAACCGGAAAAAGCGAGAAGATCGAACCCATGACCAAGGACAAGGTGGACGAGCTTCTGGCCAAGAACGGGGTCAGGGTGGAGAACAACACATTATATGACTATGTATACGTGGCCAACCAGGCAAAAGCGGACTGTTTCAAGTCCTCCATTGCCGACGAGCCCCATCTGGCACTCTACGTCAAGGATATCATAGATGACCATGACGCTCCGGAAGGCATGGTCATGTGCATGTGGTATGCGAAAATGACAAGGGCCGGGGAACCGGTGGAATGGGACGAGATGTTATGATCCGCCAGCGGTTTGACATAGAGGAGTACGGATGGAAGGTGGAGGTCTACTATGCCGTGGACTGTTACTACACCGACGAGATCATGGGCAGGCTCTATGACATAGGCTGCCGCGGGGATGATCTGGAAACGGCGTACAGGAACCTGTCCTCCGGCAAACCGGATACCGGACTCACCTATTCCAACTACGGCACAAGGCAGACGGTCATGGTGATAGGGACCACATCGTCGCCCGCCGAGTTCCAGAACTCCTATGACCACGAAAGGAAGCATCTGGAAGCGCACATGGCAAAGGCGCTGGGGATCGACCCGTGGGGCGAGGAGATATGCTACCTGTCCGGCAATATAGGACAGAAGATGTTCGACAAGGCCAGGTTGCTGCTGTGTGATTGTGAATGTTGTAAGAAACAGATAAAGGAACTTATATGAAAAAGAAAGAAATCAGGAAAGCGCTGGAAGGCGGCACGCCGTTCTCAAGCCTGTACTCCCTTCTCCCCTCCGGGCAGAAGGAGAAATTCAAACAGTTCGCCGCGGCATTCGGATTCACGGAGCGGCAGGTCAGGGAAAGACTGCGGAAAGAAACACGATAACTTCTCATTGACAACGGGCGCCCCGCATATTATTGTATGCCGCAGGGCGCCCGTTCTGTTTTGAATTAATTTTGAATTATTTTTTTATAACTACCGCCATTGTACTAATAGATGTGCCACTCTCTTTAAATTCCCCCGCACTGATCTCAAATACTTCTCCATGTACTTCTTTCAACCAGTTGCGGAAATCAATACATTTCTTTTCCGTTGAAGCGAATCTCCAGTGTTGGCTGGTTATTGCTGCAAGCGTGCCGCCTTCTTCCAAGCGTTCGTACATAAGCCTGACATGCTCTATATCCTGATTACCGGAAAACGGAGGATTTGCAATTATCTTAGTATAACTACCTACACTGTCTTTGGTAAAGTCTTCATCAAGCAATATTACGTTGCTAAGGGTATGAAGAAATTCTCTGTTTTCCGGCATCAGCTCATAGCATTCCACTGTTACGGAAGGACAAGCCCTATGAATGGCTTTAATGAGAGCACCGCGGCCGGCACTCGGCTCCAGTACCGTATCATCCTCATGTATCCCTCCGGCAAGCATAACCAGCCAGTCAGCAACATCGGCCGGAGTTTCAAAAAACTGGTAATCCTGCTGTAGGTTGCACCGTTTACCATCTTTCAGTATGGAAAACACACGTTCCGGATTAAAAGGGAATGTAAATCCCTGTACCTTCCCACCTTGCCATGAGCCGCCGGCTTCTTCTATCCACTTTTTTGCTTCGGCATAGGATTTCTTATTGAATTGTACTTGGGGAAGTTTGAGAACACCATCCTCAAGAGTACAATGTTTCAATATCTCTTCCACACTCCATTTCTTACCTTCATCCTGTTTTTTCTTTTCGTCCGTTGAAGCGTCCGGCGCTAAAAGTGAAAATATTTTTTGAACAACCGTATTGCTCGCATTCACGAAGGTATTGACACAGGATAGCGCTTCGATCAAGAAATCGGTGTCAACATGCCCGGTATCGTCATAGATGTCTATCCCTTCGGTCATGGATGACAGTTCATTGAGCTGCGCAACACTACCATGTAACGTTTCGATTAAAATCTTTTTTTTGTTCGTCATAACTTTTCTGCAAATAAATTCTTGTTGTGTCTACACTCCCATGACCTAAAAGGTCAGCCAGTTGAATAACATCTTTGTTTTTTTTCAGGAACATTTTAGCGAAAAAATGACGAAAGGCGTGGGCGTGCATCTTCCTTGAATCAATACCGCAATGTTTTCCCCATGCTTTCAAGTGCTGGGAAAAGCCCCGCTGTGTGATCGGACCGAATCTCCCTACTGCGAAAATCCCGGTCTTACCATGTTCCTTAGCATAAGCCTTCGCTTCTTGCTGCAATTGCTTTTGAAAGAAAAAACGTCTGTACTTGTTACCTTTACCTTTCAATGTAACCTCACCACTAATTATATCCTCCCATGTAAATCGTTGAAATTCCGACAGACGGGCGCCCGTTGTACCCAAAACCTTAATAAAGAAATAGTAATCCTTATTGTTTTTTGCCTTGAGATATTCCAACAGCCGGTTATATTCCTCCTCGGTCGGCACATTGTTCACATCAAGTTTGCGCTTTATTTTGGGGCGCTTCAGTTCTATAGGCTTCTTCAGCCATTTAGAGAATCTTTCGATTGCTGTAATCCGCAAACGGATGGTAGCGGGAGATAATTTTTCTTCTTCAAGACTTTTTATAAACCTCCTGCAATTATCCATGTTTACCTCATTGGCGTATTCGAAATACTTCTTCATGGATGTGTAATATATATCAACTGTATGAGAAGAGTAATCATTGTTATCAGTCAACCATATTATGAAATCATGGAGTAGTTTCTTATTTTTCTCTGAAATGACGTCAAGCTTTTCCAAAGGTTTCACCGCCTTTTCCCTTTTTCCATATCCGATGTTGAGATAGGATAATAGATCGCATATCGCTGAACACATTAGCGAATGACGCACCATGACATCTGCATTTTCACGCTTGTAATTCAAATAACCACGGCGGTTCACTTCTTTGGTCATCTCTAAAAAATCCGTGACATGCTTGATATATTTCCCGACAGTATCATAAGTCCTTCCTGTCGTGTATATGTAAGAAATATAATCAGTTAATATCTTCTGCCTGTCATTATTCATAATCTTGTTTAATTAAATTATACCAATCATTGCTATCTTCAAAAAAACATCTGTATCCATTAGCCGTATGTTTGCCTCTCACTTTCCGACATATAGCACTGATCAGAGAAGGAGCCACGCCAATCATCTTACCAGCCATTTGTATCGAAGGGAATACTCCACATAATTTCTCATCCTTTATCAAAACAACGCTCTTTTTATTCATGCCTGCACCAGTCTTATGCCAAGCCCCACGTCCTTTAGACAGATTTTTTATACTTCTGGCCTTGGAACGTTTTGAATGATAAACCATTTTACGACCCTTGTTGCGAGAAACACAACCCTTTAAAAATCGTCCGGTAATAAAGTCTCTCTCAAATCGCTCAGGCGGTATATATAATTCACTCATATCTAATCAGTTTTACGCCTATTCATAAGGGTTTGTTTTACAGTAATTTTTATTTTCTGACATATTCAGTAGCTTATTTAAAGAATCATCTGAAAGAAGATGTTTGTTGCTAAAGTTTCCAAGCATTGAACGAGGTTCAATATTTTCATATCTCATAAATTTCTGTATCTCGTATATATGAAAAAGTAAACCTTCACAATCTACTTCATAGTATTCAATGCCATCGTCATTACTGGCCGATACTTCGTAACCAATACATCCACCATCTCCAATATAAGTACTTATCTCAATATTACGGCAAAAACCGTAACTGATAAGTAATAGCCTTAATACATCTTTTCCACTCATATTCATTCCTATATCGTTTTGAACCATTTTCCTGATGTCAGGTAAATGGTAATTATTATTAATTAAATTCTTATTGTAATATCAGCAAGCTATTAATCAACTTCCACTAACTCACCGTTTTCCAGTCTATACCATGTATCAGCCTTGACAACCTCACCATCAACTACTACAGCCTTCCAATCAACAATATCATACGTATCATCCCTTTCCTCAGCTATGACCAAAATTGCACCTATTCCGCCTTTTACCTGAACATTTTCTCCTCTTGCTACTGACAAGCCATTATATCCTGTTGAAGCCTTCCCTCTTGCCGTGGCAGCACCTCCATCACCAGCCGTGGCAGCACCTCCATCACCAGCCGTGGCAGCACCACAATTACCAGCCATGGCAACACCTCTATAACCAGCCGTGGCAGCACCTCTATCACCAGCCGTGGCAGCACCTCTATAACCAGCCGTGGCAGCACCTCTATCACCAGCCGTGGCAGCACCTCTATCACCAGCCATGGCAACACCTCTATAACCAGCCGTGGCAACACCTCTATAACCAGCCGTGGCAACACCTCCATCACCAGCCGTGGCAGCACCTCCATCACCAGCCGTGGCAGCACCTCCATCACCAGCCGTGGCAGCACCTCTATCACCAGCCGTGGCAGCACCACAATCACCAGCCGTGGCAGCACCACAATTACCAGCCATGGCAACACCTCTATCACCAGCCGTGGCAGCACCACAATTACCAGCCATGGCAACACCTCTATAACCAGCCGTGGCAGCACCTCTATCACCAGCCGTGGCAACACCACAATTACCAGCCGTGGCAGCACCTCTATCACCAGCCGTGGCAACACCTCTATAACCAGTCATAGCAGGTTTTCCCGGTTCCGCATTATACTCGTTAGTACAGCGTTCCTTGACATAAGATACAGCTGCTTTCACAAGCCCCCTTATATCAAGCTCAGCACCTATTCTTATTTTTGAAGAACAAACCTTGTCACTTTCTGAATCGTCTATTTTACCACTCTGCTCAACCTCACAAAACCTTGACCCGGCTGGCGCATAGTAACCAAAAACATCCAGAGGATAAGGACACGCATGAAAACCTTTCTCGCATGCCTTTATGTCGCCTGTTTCTTCATACTCCTTACCTACCTTATACTTAAATCCTCTACAAGATAAATCCTTATCAAATGCTTTATAAGCCTTTATTTTCTGTTCCATGATATTGTTTATTTTTCGTTATTTTGATATTTCGATAATTCCACGTCTCTCACATTCCTCAAGCAATTCCATATCCTCCTTACTGATGAATGCGCCTGTCCTTCGGTTTACACCCACATAAGGCTCAAACCCGGACCGTGCGGGAACCGTCACCTGCAGTGCTGCTAGACACCTCCCGTTCCGCATCCGGCCAGCCTTGCAATGATCGGGCGGAACTTTTCCTTTCTCAATCTCACATCATAATACGCGGTTGTCGCCCTGCATCTGGATATCTTCAGGAAGGAGGCTATCTCACGGAACAGATACCCTTCCTCATACGCCATATAGCAGAACAGCATCCTTGAATCGGATATGTTCCTGGATATCATCCGGGACAGGATCATCTCCTGCGAGACGCCCATCATTCCGGAGATCTCGTCCAGCATAAGCTGCATCGGTTTCTTTTTCTTGTTGTCTTTTCTCAGGTTCATAAGATTGTTTTTAAAAGGTTCTTAAATCTGTTTTAAAAGCACCGGCTCCTTATGCGGTGCCAGATGGTTCTTTTCCTGAAACTCTGCGGACGGAACGCCCTGTCACGCTTATGCCAGCCCTCCCGGCACCGGAGTCTTGATTCATCCAGTATATCCTCCATCGCGGATTTGAGACTCTCCAATTTTTCCACGGAGAGCAGCAGGTACTCATTCATTCCGTCCTTTTCCATACATCGCGAGATTTGGGGATTCGGGATCATAAGGCTCCACGGTGGTAAGGGTTACGGAGGATACGACCACGCGTCCGCTCCCCTTGCAGGCGGGACAGGCAACGGTATGTACGGTGTCCGCCAGCTCGTCCAGATTCTCAAGAAAGCCCCGGCCGCAGCATGTGCGGCACAGGACTACATGGGGATGGTCAAACTTCCTTCTTATCATCACCGGGAAATTCAGGTTTCACATCAGCAGTGTAGGGATAGACATCCATAATGGCGGTCTCGGACACCGAGCCGATGACATAGTCCGCCAGCGTGCCCTTCATCCCCTCGTCCAGCTTCTTTACGGCATCGCGAAGGTCGGAGGCCTGCACCAGTACGGTAGTGGGGGTCTTTTTCTCCGCTCCGCTTTTTTCGTCCAACGTGATAAAGAACAGCTTACACTTGAACCAGCGGTCGGCCGCATCTTCCTCAGATGGGAACAGTTCGCTGTAACCGGCGCGTTTGACGCCCGAGACGGTAAATTCACCGTTGATATACGGGTTCATTTCTTCAATAATACGGGCTTCCGCTTCCGTGAAGCTCAGCGCGTCGACCAGATAGGCTTCCGTTACTTTCCTGTTCATGCCGTTCTCCGCCATCTTCTCGTAGCGGATGGAACATTCAAACCAATTGTGCATCATAATTTACATCTTGTTAAATGAGGGTTCTATTCTTTTCCATTGATTGTTTCCGTCCTTTTCCTCGAAGTAGAAGCGGATCACCGTGCCTTCCACCACATTGCTCTCACGGAAGAGCTGCATGATTTCCGAATATTCGGGGTCGTTGAAGTCGTCCTCGAGCTCGTACAGGCGGGAGATGGACTTGTAGTCAAGATCCCCGGCCTCGTTGCGCTGGAGCAGCGACATGGCCAGCTTGTACATGGGGTTGCGCCCGTCATCGCCCTTCTTGCCGATCCATGCGTTCAGGTAGTCCACAAGGCGCTTCTCTGCCACGTCGGCCCTCTCGTCGAAGCCCTTGACCCGGTTCCCCTTGACGGAAACCTTGAAGGTGTCGTTCTTCACCTCGAACCCGAGCTGCTCGTCACGTTTCAGACCGCCGTACTCCTTCAGCTGGTCATAGTAGGCGGTGGCCTCCTTACGGAGCCATTCCTTGAACTCCTGACCGTCCTTGATATACTTGCGGAGCTTCCTCTCCACAGAGGCGAGGAATCTGGCACGCAGCTTCTGGTAGTTCTTCTTTCGGTCCCCGTCCTTTCTTTTCTTTTCGGCCTGCAGCTTGCTTAGCAGGGCCTCACGTTCCTTTTCAGATAAATTCTTGATATCCATATCTGTTCTTATTTATTAGTGAATAAATTCCTGAATAAATCAGGGTCGATTATCTCCTCGTTGTAGTCAACGTTCTGTTCTATGGCTGTCTGGCATTCCCAGCAGAGATGGTTCACGGTCATGTGGTTGTTGTATTCACAGAACACCTTCCCGCACAGCCCGCACCGGGCGAACATCGGCTGCACGGTGTCCGCGTCCTCCCGGCAGATGTCCAGCCCTTTGGCGTGGCAATCGGCACACATGTCAGCACATTCCTTTTCGAATTTCGTCTTTTCCATTGTCATCATTGTTATTGTTATTATCGTTTATCCATGCTACCAGAATCCATAACATGGCGTTCAGTGACCATGTTTTCGCCCAGAAGTCATCATTAACTATCATGCCCGTGAAAGCCGAGAGGGCGGATATCACATACACAAGGTGCTTTATTCTCATACCTCCTCCTTCCGTCTTATGGCCTTCAGCTGTTTCAGTGTGGCCTTCAGTTCCTCCAGGTTCTGGCTTGACACCGGCTTCCTGCATCCTCCGTGGCTCTTCAGGAAGGAGGTGATCTTCGCCTTGTTCATCTCAACCTCCACGGGATTGTCGCTGCGGTAGCTCCTGTTGAGAAAACCGATGTCCATCGACACGGCGTAAATGGCCTTGACCAGTGCCAGTTTCTCCCGTCTTTCCGGATCCTTTCTTCCGTCGGGATCGAGCAGCGTCCCGATCAGCCTTGCGGCCTCGCTTTTGCACAACTCCGCGGACGTCGTTGTCCGTCCGCCGCTGAACTGCCGGACAAGATGCCTGTATTCATCCTCGTCCAGTCCGAACTGCCGTCTGAGGCGGTGTATGCACCGCTTCTGGGCATTTGTCGCGGGTAATTCAATTGTCTTGTTCATTGCTATTGCTGTTAAATGGTTCGTCACTGTTCCTGAGCCAGCATCTCTCATAGCCCTCCTTCCAGACCACATAGAATCCTTTCGGACCGGGAACACCACGGCTCATGTACCGGGCGCAGAACCCGTTCACCTCTATGCGGGAGAAGCAGTCCCTCTTGACTCTGTAGGCCACCGTGCCTTGCACCTCCTTCCCCTCCACATGGGAGATGTATACGAATATCTTCTTCCTGTATTTCTTCCTGAGCTCGACCAGCTGTTTGGCGGTGACGTCCATTTCGCCTTCAAGACTCTGCAGGGAGTCGATGATGACCACGTCCGGGGATCTCTGTTTCCCGAGGAATTCGTCAAACTCCTCGAAAGTGGGGACCTCGTCCCAGAACAGCATCCCGCTCCTTGACGAATTCATGAATCCGAGCAGGGAGTCCCTGAAATCGGACTCGACACCCATCTCAAGGGAAATGAACAGCACCTTGTAGCCGATACGGTCAAACTCCCTGGCCAACTGGAAGGTGAAGGAGGTCTTTCCCTGTCCGGACTTGCCGTATACGATCCACGCCCCGGACTTCTGCCTCTTTCCAAAGGCATCCATGAAATCCTTGGAAAAGGGGATGTATTCGTATTTTTTGTTCAATATGTTGTCAAACGACAATGACCTGATCATAAGCCGGCTCCTCCGTTGCTGATTTCCTGTCTGATTACCACATTGTCTATCATTCCCGAAAGCTCGCGCAGGTCATCGGCGAACAATACCTGGCGGGGATCGTCCTCACGCGGCTGCTTCTTGACCTTGGGAAGTTTCCCCCATATCTCTTCCGCCGTCTCCCTGTCCTGCACGCCGTTGGCCATACAGATGGCGATGACATCCTTTTTGGTAGCGCCCAGAAGGGTGATGTAATTGCGGCCGAAACGCCCGTCTATCTCGTCATACCCTTCGATACGTCCCACATACCGCCTGATATTGCGCTCCAGCGTTTCCGTGCCGGCCACCAGACACCCCATGCGCCCCAGCGTGTCATCATACAGGGGAATAAGCGTGCACATGGCCGAATGCGTGAGCTTGCCGGCATCATCTATCAGCAGGACAGGCTTATAGGAGGACAGGGAATTCATGTGCGCGATGCACAGGTCCAGCAGGCTGTCATTATCCATATAGCGCGTCACATTCTCTCCCATGGCCTGTGCCAGTTTGGTAAGGAACTTGCGGCTGCTCCATTTGCGGCACTTGATATATACAACCCCCTTGTCACCGCACAGATTGTACAGGTCAATCAGAGACTGGGTCTTTCCGCTTCCGCTGCGGCTGCTGATACATACCCATTTGCTCTTTCCCCTGGCAACCTCGAACGCCCGCTTCACCTGCCGGTAAGAGGTTACGGTATCAACCACATTGCGGGAATTTTCATAGAAATAAAGGCCTGTGGCGATCCTGACCGCCAGGTTGTCGTCATTCGCGCCGTACTTGCCGGAACGGAACTGGGACATCGCCGCATCGGACACGCCGCAGCGACGGGCCAGTTCTGAAGGTTTTGAACCACGTTCTATCAAATTCTCTATGTACTGTTTCAATGCTTCCTTATCCATAATTATGCTGTTTTTAAAGTGTTATTAAATCATCTTGAAAAATTCATGTCGGCGTCGTCCCATTCGTAATCGTCATCCGCAAGAGGGGACGGAACCCTGAGAGGTCCGGGCGCAATCTCTTCAAAATCCACGTCCTCCACCGTCTGGCCGCGCGCCTCGTACTTGCGGTCCTTGTGCCGTCCCCGGCTGTCGGTGAGCAGGGCGCGGTCCAGCAGGCTGTTGCTCTTGAGAAGCGGGTTCCGCTCCTGCATGGCGGTTATCACCTCGTCCACCTGCTCCTGTCTGGCCACATACCGCCGCTCGAACTGCCGGTTGAACTCGTCCACCTTCCTGCGGTGCTCGAAATGTTCGGGTTTCTGGTCGATCAGGGCCATCGGTGTCTTCATGTCACGCTGCATGAGGAACTTCAGATCCCCCGTTTCCTTTGCCAGCCGGTGCCCTTTGGTGGATTCGGCATTGACGATGAGCACCTGCGACAGATCGTCGGGATCGTAGTGCACGGACCAGTCCTCGTGGAAATGGTTGCGCAGCTCCATGTCGAAACTCTCGTAATTGATCCTCTCCCCGAAGAGCTCGATCAGCAGGCCCTTGCCGGTGAGCCGGTTGGTGCGCCCCGTCGTGTCGCCCATAAGAAACAGGTATTCCTCGTCGCAGAACGGCATCCGGCGTTCCATGGGGGTGCGTTCCCATGCGGCCATGTACGCTTCCAGCTTCTTGGCCCGCTCCCTTTGCATGATGCCGTGTATCTGCGCCAGCACGCCCTCCTCGTCGGGGATCAGGTGGCGGTTCTTGTTCAGGATCTCTATATTGGGCTGGGAGCCGCGCCTGCTGTTGATGTTCACACCGCTCCAGTTCTTCTCCAGCTGGTAGTACGTCTTGTTCAGATAATTGAAGTACGGCTCGATGATCTTGGCCTTGGCGTTGTGGAGCGCGGCGGGAATGTAGTGCACCGTCATCGCCTCATAGAACGGAACCATTACCCCCTTCTGGTAGTTGTCACTCTGCAGCTGCAACGGCTTGTACCGTGCACCGAACAGTTCCCGGGCGTGCTTGATGGCGTTGCGCAGCGCCTCTCGTATCAATGCCGGGCTCTCATGGTCGCCGATGGCATATCCTATCGGATACTTGCCGCAGGCGTCCAGCACCACCACGATGGTCTTGCGGTTGTGGATGGTGGTTTTCTTGTAAGTCCTTGTCTCGCCGTTCACCTTTTTGTCCACCGGCTGCCTCTTCTGGTAGACCAGTTCCACGTCCCATCCGTCCAGTGTCCAGTAGGTCATGGCGGTCTTCGGAGCCTCACGCTTGTGCTGCATCTCAAGGGAGTTCCTCAGGACAGTGGTTCCGCGCTGGTGCCCCAGGGTGGTGGATTCCATCATCTTCCGGTACCTGTCCACCGTGACAGGGCTCTTGATTTCCGGTTTCCCCAATATGGAGGCTATCTTGTTGTACTGTTCCATTATCTGTGCGTTGTTCAAATTCATGTGCTGGGAAAGCAGCTTGTGCATGATCGCCTCGTCCTCCTCGTCCCTAATCAGGGCGGCGGACGTGTTGCCCTTGTTCTTATGCACCAAAGCGATGAAGCCTTCCGACTCATACTGGTCCACTTTACGTTTGAGCGTCTTTCCCGTCGAAGGAAGTTTGTGGGGATAGCGGGTGTTGCCTTTGCTGTCCCGCACCTTCAGCAGGTCGTTCACCATCTCACTCAGCCTGTCCCATACGTTGAAACGGGAGCCGCCACGTCCGAAACCGCATTCCGCATTGCTGTCACGCAGCCGGATGACTGCATCCAGGACACGTGCCTGGAGCGTGTAAAGCGTGACCTTCTCCGGTCTGAGCGGCTTTCCCGCACCGTCCCTGTAGGTGGTGAAGAAGGAGTAGGCGGCCTCGTTGTACCCTACAGCCCTCTCAAGCGGGCTGGTGGCGGCACGTTCGACATCCTCATGGGGATCACCGTAATATTTGATGTATAATTGCTGTATGTATACTTCCAGCGAATCGAACTCCACCAGGGCGGGACGTCTGAGGCTGGCACGACGAGCAATAGCAATCTGCTTTCTTGAAACCTTTCCTTTATATGTTCCTATCGGGAGAAAGCCCTTCTCGGAGCCCACCTTACGTTTCGGATCATACATGATCAGCTCGTTGGCGTAGATACATACCTTGTCATTATAGATTACAGCCATATCAACCGTTTTATTGTTTTAACCTTGTGCGGTTTCCGGCGTCGGACCGGAAACGTGGGCCGCCTTCCGGCTCCCTGACCGCGTGTCCTATTTTTCCTCCCTGTAATACCTTTGTCCGATAAGGGAAAGGCAGCATACGACTGCAAGGACCGAAGCGGCAAGGTTCTCGTTGAAGGTGGGGCGGAGATTGTCCGCCAGTCTGAGCACTACCACAAGGCCGATGACAGCGGCCGCTATATGGATTATTCTGAATGTTTTCATTACCAATTTGATATTATATTTTCCATAATATTCCGGATTTTTTCATCCGGATATTTCTTCACCTTTATAAATTCGGCGACAAGAGGTCCGAATCCAACCTGAATGTTAAACCCGTTATCATTCAGCAACCTTATATAAATCATAGGTAACAACGCCAATTTATATAAGGAAAACTCGATATTTATCAAGTATATGTATTCTTTTGTTATCCAATGCCCGTGCATGTATCGCTCGTTTATATATTATTTAACTTTTCTACAAATTCGGCAATGATACAGTCTGCATCACCACCAGGTTTCCAATTCTCTAAAATGGAGGAAAGAGCTTCAATTGCTTGTTCTCTATGCCAGCCCGCTCCCGCTACAAATCCCTGATAATATGCAGGGAACAAACTACCGCTACTCCTGCTTTCAGCAAAAAGATGAGCTGCTTCTTCTACTGTTTGTTTCATACTCTATGCCTTTTTAAGGGTTTATAAAATTGTCTTCAAATTTCCGTCCCTATCCGTCACGGACCGGGACGGAATGTCTAACTAAAATTCAATCTATTACCGGTTATATGAACTATTTTTCTTTCTCTTCCTCCAGCTCGGCCTCGGACTGAAGGTCCGCTTCCACCTCCGCAATCACCTTGAGCGTTTCGTCGGCGTCCATTATCTCCTGCTTGCATTCAAGCATTCCGTTAATGATGCGCCGGTAGTCTACATCTTTCTCACCCAGTTCCTTGCAATAATTCTCATACTTGATCTCTGCCTCGGCCTTGCGTCTCTCGCAATCGTCTTTGGCTCCCTCGATCTTACGGTTGATCTCTTTCTCACGCAGGCTGAACAACTTGTCCACAAAGTTGCAGCCTTTCAAAATTGCTGTCAGTTTCTTCATAATCTTTCAATTTTTATCAGTTTATGTTTTCTGATCATCCGGACCTCTCCGGCGTCATGTGTTATTTTACCTTTTAAAAAAATTGTCCCGTCAAGGCCAAGCGGCGGCACTGCCTGTCGGATCTGGAGCTCCCCTAATGAGTTTCTAAACATATCCATATTATTATAGCCAAACCCCACCGGGGTAGTGGTTAACGGTAAGTCTGATATTCTATCATTCAT